GCTAACCTACCTCCCGGATACCTTGATCCACTTGCAACCTCTACATCAAACTCACTATCCTGTAAAGTTTTCGCACTCAATGGATCAAACTCTACAGATCCTTCGGGATTGCCATTTGCATCGTAAACACCTTGAGGATCAAACTCAACAAACTCGTATTGGCCTTCAATATTCTTTTCTCTAATCTGTGAGATCTCTGTATCGTAAATCTGTATAAGATTGACCATATATTCACCAATCTCACGAACAAATCGCTTAATCTCTGAATTGATCTTGAATCGGATCCGAGTTTGGGATGCTTCTTGCAGAGCCATAATCGCCCTACCCGATTTAACACCAGTTGGTTGCCTTCCCTGTGTTACATCTTGTATTCCAGTAATAGAATCCATAAATAATGAGTTTTGAGATATAAAATTTTGTATATAGTTCGGAATAGATGGAGGTTGCTCCCAAGTAACATCACTTGGATCATCTACTAATATTTCCTCTCCCGGTCTGCCAGTATATGGTCGTACTGCCTTTGCTTTTGCTCTAGAAGTTATCTTTCGTGCCGGAAAACCCGATAGTCGGATATTGTCAGCAATAGCACTCATTGTTTCATTCATTGTCTTTACAATGGTACGAACATTCTCGGGTTCACCCTTACCCCAAAAATTGTGAGGAGATTTATAGTTACTAACCATAAACATAGGCATCCGATACAATTCTAAAGGTTCATCAACCAATAGCATATCACCGGCAATAACTGTATGCCTACCATTTGGGTACTTTTCCGGATCATCATTGGCATAACACTCGATAACCAAAGCCATATCGACACCAGTTTGATCATTGTAATAGTCATCACCATCCTCAATTTGAAATGCCCTATAATCATCTAGATTCCCCTCCGGTTTCACATCTACATCAAACTGCCTCTTAATTTCATCTATCCTCATTGGAACGGCATATAAGAAATACTTACCATCGTCAAGGTTTATATCGGTAGCATAGCGTTCTGGCATAACTACGAATGGATCCACCACCGATATATCAAACCCTGTAAAGACTCCATCATTAAATTCCGGCAACACTTCCACAAAACCATTTCCGTATAAGAGGCTATCTTTAACTGCTAATAAAATCTTTTCATATAAATTAGTATTTTGTGCTAACTGCTGAACCCTCTTGTGCATCATATCAGCAAAGTACATATCATTAGCCTGTTTAGGCATAATGTCCACTACTGGCATAAAGTCACCAATGATTGGAAGGATTGTTTCTATTGCACTAAATGGGAAATTGTAAACCATTCTTGTTTGCCATCTAGTTCCCGGTGCAGAGCTACCCCAATGATTTCCGAAATATAAATTCTCGTTCTTCCTCCACCGATCCGTTTTCTGCTCCCTAGCCTTCTTACACATATCAAACCATTGTCTAATCTTTGCGATATGGTCTGCTGATTCAGATATACGATCTAAAGCATTTGGATCATCGTAGTCTAAAGTTGTTGTTACGTCATTCATTAATGCCATTAGATGTCACTCCAATCGTTATATTCTTGTTCGGGATGAATTATTATCTGCTCTATAAATTTTTCCTCGGGCATCTTCTTTGGTGATATTGGTGCCCGATCATAAGCATAAGCAACCATATACCTCATCGAATCCATAGCGTGATCATCTTTTTTTAAAGGCTTTTCGGGTTGGTTCATATCAATCTTGGATGCACTTGGTTGTTCCCATTGATAATTGATGATCTCCCTTTGAGTATTAACACAGGATTTCATTATCTTCAGCTTATTCTTCTTCAAATACTCTGTAACCTTATCAATACCACCTTGCACATCATTCCAAGCCTTGCCAACTGGTACCCCCAACTGGATATATCTATTGCCAATAGTCTCGGGATCGTCTTTCTTTCCGGCTCCAGTAGATGGATCAATCAAATACACCTCATCCAAACCTTCATCTTTATAAGCCTTGATGACTTTAGCGTGATAATCCACATCTTGACCGCCCTCATAATGCTCACGATAGATCCACAAACAATTATCATTATCTATAGCTCCCCATAAAACGGCAGTAGGATTTGTTTTTCCGTGATCAATAGCAATGACCCTAGACCATTCTCTAGGTAATTCTTTATCGGGTACAATATGAACATTTGAATCATAGTCGGGATAGATCTGTCCTTCAAAGGCATCCCAAGATCCGTAAAGGTATCTATTTACCCAAATTTCGTTATAATTCTTTTCAAGCGACTCAATGTAACCATCGGGTAAGTTCTCGCTATTTTCCTCACTTGGTGCATTGTAAATCTTATGCCCCGGTATCGGATCATTTATAAACCTTCGCCATATCCAATTATGTCCAAGTGGATTACCACTCATCCAACCTTGTGGCTTATCTACGGCTCTCAAACGACCTAGAAGCGTTAAATAAACTTCTTCAGCTACTTCTTCGGCTTGATCAATATAAAACCAACCTAAGTTGATACTTAAAAGTTTTGCCGGATCATCGAGTGACCTAAATATTACTTCGTGTCCATTACTAAAAATGCACCTATTCTCTTGTTTTTTGTACTCGTATTGGATACCCGGCAAAAGTCCAATAAGATGTAAGATCTCAAAAAATGTTCTTTGTGTAGAGTCTCTTAATTCCGGATATGTCTGTCTTGCAAGTAAACCTAATTGTGGAGGATGAACTGGATCTAAAATTCTTAATACGGCTTTTAAACATCCTCCAAATGTTTTCCCATTACCCAAGCCACCAAACATTGCAACAATAGATGATTCATCCATCACAAATTGTTGTTGAGTTCTGTTAAGGGTTAATTCTATACTATCCATCTTTCCCTTTGATAACAATTTGAGGCATTTGGATCTGCATCCCACCATTCACATCAATTTCCTGTGCTTTCAAACTGGGGATACATTTGTCCATCAAGACCTTTGCACAACTATAAGCCTGTGGATGTTCTTCTTTTGTATTTAAAGTATGTGCCGTTTCAATTACTTTATCTATAATAGCCCTTACTTTTGGGTTTTTCCGTAGTTCTTCAGCCAATGCGACTCTTGGCCTACCATTCGGATTATTTGTCTGTCCTTTCTTAGTATTCGCCATCTGTTCCATCCTGTTTTACAGATCCACCCATCGCTTTGGCGTATGAGATCGCTTTCTTCTTATCTTTGGGAGTATAACTAAATTTCTTTTTCCTTTTCTTACCCGATTTTGTGGTATAAGTAACACTAGGCATAAGCTAAACACCTCCATTCTGTTTTAGGTATTGGAACATCCTCCATCATCGCATAACAAATCATATAAGCTTTGATTAATTCGGGATCGTCATCCGTAAAAGAAACATCCGGGATCTCAATTAAATATTCCATTAATTATTATCCCAAGATTCTTTAAGTGGTTGTTCTTCTTTAGTTTGTTCTACAACAGATTCACCCCTTATCCCTTTTCGATACACATAGGCACCAACTAAAAATGATAAGAGGTTGTTGATAAGATAGAAAACAAGTACAGACAGATCCATACGGGAATTTTGATGAGTTCATATACTCATTTCAAACTGTAGTTACCATATATGGTAGTTTTTCAAGATTTGCCAAAAAACATAGCATCTAATTTCGCTTATATGGACAGATCTCAATCGTCAGCAATAGTAAGTATGCCACTATTTTGGCATTTTAACCCACCCTGTAAGTTATTATTATATAGAGATTTATCTAACTGCTGCTCAGCTGTAAAAGTTGTTTAGGTGGGTAAAGGACAAAAGGACAAGGAAAGGATACCCGGCTCACTTTAGGTTGTAGTTGTGGATGCGGAGCGAACCGGGTTTTATGCGGAGGAGCAATTATTTTTTTAAAAGTGTTTTCAAGTGTAAGTATCTAGTGATCAGATTCTTACTTACATCATCTCCTTGTTCTTTAATTAATTTTTCATATACGGAAAGAATCATATACTTCCTTTCGTACTTTTTTTGTTTTCGTAGTTGTTTTTTCATTCGGATTACCTATCTTAGTTGCCAGTTTGTTTAAGAATTGTTCAGCCGATAATGACGTATCCTCTCGCTTTGTTCTTTTAACTGGGTTAGGCTTAACATTGGTAAACCGGGATCCACAAGCGTTCATACCATCCGAATGTCCTTTACGAATATCAAATATATTTTGGGCAAATAAAGTTTCCCCATAGGTTTTACATTTTGGGTTTGAGCAATAGACTAAAATATCTCCTCTTGTTCCCACTTTAAAATCTTCAAGTTGTAATGATTTTCCTTTTTCAATTTTATTTTGTTTATTACTCCACTTTTTATCATTCCGTTTCCACGTTTTCATCCTACTGGATAGATTCCAAGTTCGTTCCATTTCAAACTTCATCTTTTTACCGCCTTCATTGTGTTCTGTCCAATGATCAATGAACTGGTCTTTTAGATCATCATCTAGAATGTTTAATTCTTTGCATTTGGTAACAAAATCTAATTTTCGATCCGAAAGTGATATATATTTTTTTAATTTATTATATTTCTTTTTCTTTGTACCTGTTTCTGTATCGGTTAGTGTATCGGTTGGTGTATCGTTTTCAAATTCATCACTTTGGTATCTCTCGTATTTACAGACACTTAGAACCATTTGAGGTGTATCGGTTCCTGTACCCGTTACTGTACCCGTTTCTGTATCGGATCGTCTGAGAAAATCATCCCGAATTAAATGCTCTATAAAGCGTTGAACTTTGCCTAAAGACCACTTATATCGTTTCGCTAAAAAGCGATAGGAATGGCTGAATTGACCACGTTCAATCAATACATTTTTGATAACTTTTGGTTCATAATTTGCCATCATAATCATATCCAGTTTTGCTTCAAATTTGGTATAAGATCTATTCTCATTTGAAGGATGTAAATCGTTATCTTGTATAGATCGGTGTAGCCGGATCCAACCTTTCCTATTACTGCTCATAAGTGATCCATCTCTTAACTGTATTGCATAAGTTAATATTGCCTATTTGACGTTTATCGTGCTTTTTACAGGCATCTATTACTCTCATCACCTTATATGCCATCGTCCTGTTATTTGATCGTTCTTCGCCGTATTTTATCTTTAATTCAGTATGTTCATTATTAAGCTGATCATATTCGGCTTTTAACTGGTCGTATTTTTTACGAGAGACAAACATTAGAATGGCAAATCATCCGTATTTGCTTTCGGTTGATAATTATCCTTCTCACAATAATGAGTGATCCCAGTTTCCGAAGGCTCTCTTCTTTTCTTTATTTTCAAATTGACGTATCCTCTATCATTCTTATGAGCATCCAGTTCAGCTTTAAAATCTTCCACCTTTACCGATACGTTTAATATGGATCCTCCATCATCAAATACCTTTTCTTTGATGAACATTCCATTAAGATATACTTTTTCTTCCATTATTTTGGTCTCCTTAACCCTATTCTATATGATTTCTGATCAATAGCACGATCGTGTTCCTGTACTATTCTTTTACATTTTGCATTAAGCAAATTTTCTTTTGGTACAAACTCATTTAACTGCTTTATCACTTTTACCAAATAATCCACAGTTTTGGTTTGTAAAACATTCGTATCTAACATTATGATCCCTTAAATGGAGATTCTAAAAACTTCTTCATCCCTTCAGTAACTTTTATAAAAAATAGATCAACTGGATCTACTGTTAATTTTTTATGATCTTTTAACCTTTTCACTTTAACATTCTTCATCATTCTGAATACCTTTTCTAAATTGAAATATTATAACATTTAACATTGTTTTGATTTTTTCCTGTTCTTTTTCCATTTGATTTAATTTGCTTAACAGATCTTTAGTCTTATTTAAGATATACCATTTTAACAGATAGTGATAAAAAAGCAATAAACAGGCTAAATAAACCAAAGTAAAAACATCGAATCCATAAGAACTCAAAGATTGTAACCAATGAATCATTTTTTATTTTCCTTATTTACGATTGTTAATGGCAAACCTAAAACCCATTCTAATGCCTTTGCATAACCATAATCTTCATCAGATATAGCACTTCTAACTTTGCGATTTACACATTGTTTATAAGTATCAAGTAATCTTTGATATATTTCATCTTTATCCTTTACAATTATTTTTTGGTTACTCACTTTTCCTCCTCATTTTTTATTTTTATGTAAGTACCAGGTACTATATCATCTGCATAGATCTTATCAATCTGTACCTTGTTGATTGCACAATCATCAGCAAACCAAATCTTATTGATCTGTAAAGCATCCATAACAAACTTCAAACAATTATCTATGTCCGGCTTTTTAACAAAATTTATAGCTGACGAAATCTTGAGTATTCCGGCATTTCTTCCAGTACCAAAATGTGACTTTGGTCGGCTGAAGGCACATACCACTTCAATGGAGATCGGTGATTCTAGGGGTGTTTTAGGAGCATAGTTTTGAGCAAATTTGCTAAAATACACCTTATCTTGCTTAGATGGGTCATAATTCCACATTCTTCCATTTTTAAAAGAAGTCCTATGTCGCTTCTGTGACTTTGGTTCACCCGGGATCATAAATTCAATCATTTAAACTCTTCCATAAATTCTTAGGGATATGAACAAACACATCTAAATCTTGCCAATCTCTTTGATGCTTATTTCTACCATCACGTTTAATAAATATTCTGCCGTTTTTAATATCATCCACATCAGCTTGGAATGACCAGTAATTGCCAACGGCATCAGCTTGTACAATGCTAAAAGGGATCCCGGTCTTTTTTGCTACTTCAACCCCATACATCCATTTGTCCAAATTGACCACTAAATCGCTGAAATCCGTTAGTTTATACCTTACCCTATACTTGGCTTCCATCCAAGCAATAGGCTT